ATGCTTTGCATGGAAACCATCTTAAAAATACGTCGCCTTTATCATAAAGAGGGGCTTTCTCAGCGTAAAATCGCTGAAAAACTTCGACTCAGTCGTCGTACCGTCAAAAAATATCTCAATATGATTGAGATTCCCAACTATCAACGTCAACACACCGATTCACCTAAATTAGGGCCTTATAAAGCACTATTAATTGAACGACTCAAAGAAGAGATGGATAAACCACCTTCTCAACGTTTAACCGCAGTACGTCATTTTGAGTATTTGCAAAGCCTTGGTTTTGAAGGGCAATACCCTTGTGTTTCTCGTTTTATTAAGCGTTATAAAGCCTCTTTTTCCCCACCCGCTACGGCTGTTTTTATTCCTCAAAAATTTCCACTCGGTGAGTCTTATCAATTTGATTGGAGTATTGAGAAAGTGGTGTTAAATGGGGTTGAAACGACGGTAAATATCGCGCATTTTCGTCTTTGTCATTCTCGTGCTTATTATGTCCGAGCTTATTTTAGACAAACCTTAGAAATGCTTATCGATGCACATAATCACGCCTTTACTTATTTTGGAGGTGTCCCCTCTCGGGGAATTTATGATAACCCTAAAACCATTGTCAAACAGATAAAACGAGGCAAAGAGCGGTCATTTAATGAGGGATTTTTGGCAATGATGAACCATTTTCTCATTGAGCCTGTTGCTTGTACACCGGCCTCAGGTTGGGAGAAAGGTCAAGTCGAGCGACAAGTTCAAACACTCCGTAAGCGGCTTTTCCGCCCTTTATTAGCTTTCTCTTCCCTTGAGCCGTTAAATGATTATTTAAGAGATTGGTGCATAAGGCAGATTCAAACTCAATCCTGGGTTGAAGATAAACAACAGACGGTGGCTCAACGGTTGGAAAAAGAACGTGAAAAACTCTCTCCTTTTAAACCCTATTTAGGTTATCGCACCACTCGCTTACTTGTTAATACCTCTGCATTGATTCTCTTTGATACCCACAAATACAGTGTACCCTGCCATTTATGTGGAAAGGAAGTGATAGCTCAAATAGGTGCACAAGAGATAGTGCTTGTTTATCAGAACCAAATTGTTGCTCGCCACCCGAGACAATTTATCAAAGGAGGAACCAGTTATAATCCCCTTCATTATTTGTCCGCCTTAAAGAAAAAACCGGGGGCATTACGACATGGTGAGCCCTTTCAAGGCTGGGTACTTCCTCCTGCTATTAAAACCCTTCAACATCACTTACTCAAACAACCTCGTGGTGATAAGGCGATGGTTAAGCTTCTGAGTTTAATTGCGGATTTTGGCGAAGAAGTCGGAGTGACTGCCGCAGAGCTCGCATTAGAACAAGGATTACCTACTGTTGAAGCTGTACTGAATATTATCTTAAGATTGACTGAACCAACAGTCCCTAAAATAGAGAGTCGACACGTTGCGCTGCGTTGTCCGCCTAAAGCAAATCTCAGTCAATTTGACCAACTCCTTCAATATCGAAGAACCACTACCTTTCCTTCACTAAAATAAAACAGACAAGGAGATAATAATGGAAAGACAAGACTATATTGCATTACTACAACAGCTTAAATTAACAACAATGGCAAATGAATTTGACGATATCGTGATTGAAGGTGTTCGACGCAAACGCCCGACGCTCGATATTCTCGCACGTTTACTAAATGTTGAAATCACACAACGAAGCATTAACCAAACTTTAGGGCGGATTAAACGTGCTAAGTTTCCCCAACAAAGAACCTTTGCTGAATTTGATTTTAAGCAAAGCCTTTTAGATGAAGCCCACTTTCAACTTTTACTGGATGGTGAATATATTAAAGCCAAGCGTAATATTATTTTAGTGGGTGGTCCAGGTACAGGAAAAACGCACTTAGCGACGGCATTTGGCATCCAAGCTGCAGAACAAGGCTATAAAGTACGATTTTGGAACGTATTGGATTTGGTGAATCAGCTTGAGCTGGATAATCAAATGAAACAATTTAAGCTTGTCCCTCAGATGGTCCGCCAAGATGTCATCATTTTGGATGAGCTAGGCTACTTACCCTTTAGTCAAAAAGGTGGGGCATTACTGTTTCATTTAATGAGTCAACTTCATGAAAATACCAGTGTTATCATTACGACAAACCTTGAGTTTTCAGAGTGGGGCACCCTATTTACTGAGGCAAAAATGACAAATGCACTTTTAGATAGGTTAATTCACCATTGCCATATTTTAGAAACGGGTAATGAATCTTATCGATTTAAACATCGTAATTAAGAAATAATAAAAGTGGATCACTTTTAAAGGATCTTTGTGGTTCAATTTTGGAAGATCATTGACAGTCTAGCTTATGATTAATTTCTTTTAACTGGTCGCGCACTTCCTTTAAAATGCTTTCCATGTGTTTATCTTTTACATCCGCTATCTCTTTGCGTTGATAATCACGCTCAACGGATTTTTCCAACTCACGAATCGCTTTTTCATTGTTTGCCACCTTGTCATTCACCGATTTCCAAACCCAGCCGACTAACGTCATAATCAGTGTCGTACCGATACCAATAAACACTTTATCGTCAATCATTTTGCCTCCTTGTTGTCGGCACAAATTGTCCGATAAGTCTCGTTATGCACTTTAATTTGGCGCAAGGTTTCGGTGGTATCCTGTCGGCTTGCCGAAATCGTTGAAAAACCGGCACAACTTGCATTAATCACGGAGATCCCCTGACTTGTGCAACCCGTCAATAAGAGAAGTGCGGTCAGTATTGCGATAGTTTTCTTCATTCTGTTTTCTCGCTTTAAAATTGGTTACCTGTGCCTCTGCCACGGCTTTTTCCTGCGAAAGTGTGGCATTGGTTTTTAATAATCGGTCGATTTCGCGCTTTGCTTGGCTTAATCTATGCCAAACATAGCCGCCTACTAACACGACTCCAATCACGGCAAGCCCAATCTGTTGTAAATTCATCAAATCCCCCTTGGTTTGTCTTCAGGCTCAGTTTGAGACGGCGTTTCTGATTTTGCACGAGACTGATAGGCAGCAACTGCGCCCTTGGTTGCCGCCGACCCACCACAAAAACAGGCAAAATAGAAATACAAATCCGTGGTAATGGCACGGTCTAAATACACCGAATACACCAACACGCCAGCCATCACGAGAAAGCCAAAGAACTGAATAAAACCCGTGGTACTGGCACGCCCGTCATTATTGGTGAATAGCTCAACAAACTTATTACTCATTGACATAACCTCCTCATTATTACTTCCGCCGGCGTAGGTTTACCACGGCGGACATAGCTCCACGCATTTTTGCTGAAAAAGTGCGGTCGATAAGCCAAAGTTTTTTGATGACGACGTTGAAAAAATCGGTTAAAAACCCGTTTAAACATCCCTAAAAATTTAAACTTCATTGTCCGCCGCCCCGTATTTCAAATTGCCTGCCACACGACGTACCCAACCTTTGCCATAGATAGTAAAGTTGTTTAATTTGCTGTAGAACTCCAAACGTTCCGCATTTAAACGCATAATCACATCTGACACAGCCATTTTCTTAATGGCTGCAAGCGTGAAAGAGCCAATCACGCCGTCATCTGCCACATTCACCGCACGTTGCAACATACGGCTGGCATTGCCTAAGCCATGATTGACTGCGGCATCAAAAAATTGAAACGCCACAGCTTCCGGCATTTTGTCGCATTGATAACGCAGCCAAAAAGCGGCGTAGTAAATTTTGAACGCCTGTTCGCGTGTCATGGCGCGCATACTACCGTGATAGCCATTCGCCTGTGCGGTGCGCTTGGTTACGCCCCAGTTGGTTTCACCGCCCGGGTCGCGCGGATCATTGACATAACCGCCTTCATGCCCGATAAGACGGTCAAAAATTTGTTGAAAAGATAAAGACATAAAAAAATACCCTCATTCATTGCTAAATTGAGGGTATTGTGTAATAAAATGATTGTCCTGAATGGAGGAGGGAGTTCCACACGCCCACACTTAAAAAAGTGCGGCTTGTTGATGTTGATAACACGACATTGACTGGAGCGCGCGGACAATATCCCACGCATGGCGGTCGGAAAGTTGGTATTTTTTGCAAAGCTCCAACATTGCCATACGCCCGCTTTTTTTCTCCATTTGCGTAAGAAAATCAAAATCCGCTTTTAACCGCTCATTGCGTAATAAACGTAGTGCGACTTCGCAACGGGGGATATACACCCGCTCCGACTTAAAATACCGGCGCAATTTCACCGCACTTTCCAAGCCAATTAAGGCTTTAAGTTTCGGGAAATACACCTTGCCATCGGAAAAAAGAAAGTTTGTTCCGCCAAATTGATGAATAATTTTCTCCACATCACAAAATCCGACTAATTCCACCATTTCCAGCACCACTTCAGGCAAACAATTGGCAACACGTTCAAATTGAGACTGCATAATTCTTCCCCCTGTCAAATCATATTTTGGCGCAATTTAACACGGGATTTTGAAAAATGAGGAATTTTGGGAAGAAAAGATGAAAAAAATCCCACCGAAGTGGGATTTTATAAAATAAAAACTTAGCAGAGTCTCTCATACCAATCTTCAAGGGTTTTCGCACGACGTGAAATGGTGCCGGTTCCTTGTTGATTATCAGATAACCGCTGATTTCTAGGCAAATTTGCTGTTGAAAAATAGTCAGTTAAAAACTGGTTGGCGTGACCTTGCATATTTGTACCTGAATGCAAAGACCAGCTTTCCCATTCTCTATAAACATCACAATTTCTAAATGCCCAAGCCATTAATTGCATTGGCATAGAAGTTGTAGCAAGATTAACCCCACTTTGCGTTAAATTCAGATTTCTATCTAAAAAACCAAGTATTCTTGCGCTATGAGCATAATAGTCGACTTGTCGCTTGGTCAAATTAAGTAAAGAAGGGGAGAGAAAGCCATGCTGATGTTTACATTTAACAACCGCAACGACTTTATTAAGATCGTCCGCTTGAGGGACATTAATACTCGTTAAAGGCATTTTTTTCACCTTTTTGTAAATTTTTCCTTTAAAAACGGAAAGCAAAAAGGTATGATTGTGCCGTGTTTACACAAAAACCACTTGCTTTTCATCTTAAAGGTAGGTTGTTGGTTTGGCATCACATGGTCATTGGTCGTGAGAACGTGATACCGCTCTTTAGAAGACCCAATCAGTTGGCGCTGGTTGGGTTTTTCCATATCTAGTGGTTATAAAAACACATACCCCCTAAATATAGGATTCTCATTATAGATAGGATCTTTTAAAAGATCAAGATGTGATCGCTACAACCTATCGAAATATTTCCTTATTCGCACGCTGACGCACGATTTTAGAAAATTTGATGTTTACCTTGCCTTAAAATTTTTCTTGCTCAAATCGCGTTTTATTTTGCATAAATAGCACCTCAAAAAGGTAAATAAGGGTAAATAAGAGTAAATATCCCATCTTTGTGCATAATTATTCGTATTCATGCATAAAAAATCCCACCGAAGTGGGATTAATTCGACTTAATTGTGTCCTTTCAACTGTAACACCTGTGGTAACAACTGTAACGTCATTTTCCACGCTTGCTCCGATTCAGCCGGCGACAGGGCTTTACAATCCACATATTCATTGCCATAGTCGCCCGTGTGAGTTTCATTCTGCGCCACAATCAACGTAATTTTACGCAATGCACAACCTGCAACCGGGTTTTTATCGTGACCGGCAGAACCATCTTTCATTGAAAATGCCGCATTGCGCAATGCTTGATAGTCACCTTGTAAAGCTTTATTTAATTCTCCCTTAGCTTTATCTGTCATTGCGAAAGCTGAAACAGACAACACACCACAAACAACGGCTACAAATAGTTTTTTCATTATTTTCTCCAATAAAAAAGGCTCCAAAGAGCCTTTAATTTACACCGACTAACCATTTCTTACAACGCCTTTTTATTCCGATCATACACCGCCAACATCTGTACCACTTTTTTCAACTGCCACGGTGTAAGCCAATGCACAACATCCACTTTAAAAGAGCGTTTCGCGATACCGTCTGCATATTCCTTCGGGAGGTTGTGTTTCGCCAACAGTGCGGTGATTTTTGCCAGATAAATTTTCTTATCATCTCTCGGGGCGGCACGATTGCCCCAAAATGCCGACCGCACGTTAAAGCCTTTTTTCACCATCTCACCCAATACCTTGTGCAATTCTTCCTCGGTCATTGCGGCACAACTGGTTTTACCGGTAAGATTGGCAAGGAATTGACGATAGGTTTCCTCATCCAGCCCCAACTGGTTTTTACCGATATGGATTTTAGTGATTAATCTTTTCCGATTATCCATTGATTTTGACCCCCGTTAAGATTTCTCGTAATTTTTGACACATTTCACCGGTACGTTTGCGATCTTCTTCAGTCATTTTTCGCTCAATCATTAATGTTTCAGGGTAATCTCTCGGTAAGCGCTCAACCAACATTTTGGGATTAGGAAATCTGTCACATTCTGCATAAAGTCGCATAAAGGCTTTCTCAATACGAGGTGTATCACGCTCTTTATCCCACTTAGTACCCAGCCCCTTAGTGAGAGCCAACACCCACACTTGAGCCGTTTTTACAATGATTTCTTCCGGTGGAGTATTGGGTAATCTCAATGTCACAAGTCCCATTAGCCCTTTTGCAATGACAGCATTTAACCAATCATCTTTTTCCATTTGCAAACTCCGCTAAATTTGCCAATGCTTGACCGGTTTTACTGTTTAATGGCGGGTACTGATGAGTTTTTACCGTCATGTTTGTTGCCGGCTCAAGGGATTGCCCTTGCCATTTACTCATCACTTCCAACAAATAACCATGCCCGACTAATGGGCGTTTAATATTATGGCGACCATTGAGCACTGTGTTAAACCCATAAATCCACGCCTCTAGAGGTGCAGCATAAATCTGTCCATTACGGGAAAATTCGCCCTGTTGGACTAAAGTCATTAATTCCCCCAATAACTTTGCGACACGATTCATCGCAAGGGCTGACGTTCCCGGACGAAATAGTGCCAAATACTGCACAGCTAACCGCCCAAACTCCCCATTAAATTGCATTGCCGTCATCACTGCCTGTGTTGCTTGTTCATGCTGTAGCAACACATCAAGTGATAGCACCGCACCACAAGCAGGGCATTTACATTTCATCTTTAAACCTCGTTTAAATCGTATTTAAAACACATTATTCAGCCCACTTTACGTGGAAAATGGGCTGTAAATGGGTTTTATTCTTCACACACCGTTTCTACATCTTTCCAAATAATCTTCGTCATCTCTGTACCATCCTCGTATTTAGTGATTTCAATAGATGCGTTTTGCAAAACAAGCTCCCCATTTTTACGCTTGAACCATCTTAACTTTGAGGTTTCTTTAATACCCCTAGTGTGGGGTTTAGCAAGGAAGTTCAGGTCAATACATAATTTTTTATTCATTTTCATCCTCTAAAATTTGTTTACGTTTTGATTTAATAATTGGTTTTACCACGCGTGCGATAGCAAGTTGAATTTCATTGATAAAATGTTCATCTTTGTCTTGCTCCTCAAAAAGGATGCTCATTAAATTTCCATCAACGTGATCGAAAAGGCTACGAAATGCTTCTACTTCATCAAAAACACCACCTTCCCAATCTAGCTGTACAATTTTTCCGCCTAAGACTTCCGTGTTTGCCGATATTTCTAGTTGTTCGCGTTGATATTCGTCCATTTCAACTTCAATCGTCATACGGACTTTTGTGTTTTGTAACAATTCGCTCATTTTTATTCCCCCAACACCGGCACTATTCGCCACGCCACTGTTTTCATCTCCCGACTTGCCTGATGCAATAATTTCAACGCATCATCATTTTTCTCTTCCAACACATTATCTTTGGCGATTTCCAATAAAGTCTGAATATCGACAATTTGCTGGGCGACATCTGTTTTTGTCATACTTCCTCCACCTCAACCACATCATCAATTTCAACAATCTTGTGTGGTAAATTGTTTATATCAAAAGTGTTCAAATCACATTTTTCTAACACTTGCTCATTGCTTTCAGCCTCGACCACTGCCTCAACTAAGCAATAAAAACGGGCTATATATTTCGCCATTATTTCCTCCTAATTCGGCACATCATTGTTATTACAGGTGTAGGGATAAAAATCCGCATTCACTTTTGGCGTAATTCCCCCTTTGCTATAATCTTTGTAAACCAAATATACAACGCCACTAATACAAGTTTCGTGTATGCTTGCTTCAATCGAAGCTTGTGTGATTTGTTGTTGTGTTGGTCTATCACAGGCAGTTAATGCACAAAGTGCGGTTAAAATAAAGAGTGCTTTTTTCATTCTTCACTCCCGAAATCATCTTCATTTTCTATTACGTAATTAATTCTAAATTTAAAATCAACGCCGTATTGTTCTGCCATTTCGTTTAATATTTCGATGGCGTAGGCTTTGGCGTCTTCTTCACTTTCTGCCTCTGTATCAAAGTCACAAATGGCATTAATATTCACGTTGTAGATCATCATTTTCTCCTATGGGTTAAAACACTTTATAAACGCCCCTTAAAACGGGTTTAAATGCGATTTAAAGAGCGTTGAAAAGGGTTTTAATCTTCTTCACATGCCGAAGAAATAATCACTCTTGAGCAGTCCATTTCGTAATCATCACAAGCACTATTAAAGTGATTTCTTGCGATTTGCTTTGCTTCTTCCTCTGATTCAGCGGCTACTCTTATGCAAAAATCAGCTTCCATAAATACAGAATATGTTTTCATCCCTAAACCCCCGCCACATCCAACGCAATCGGCACATACTGTTCGCTTTCACCCACGCGTTCATAAAGTCGCACATAGGCTTTGGAACTTACCACTTGCACACTCTCGCTAATGGCTTGCATCGCGTTCTGCCAACGTTCATCTTGAATATCTACACGGCGTAAGTCTAAAATGCGAGAGGTATTCAAATTGCCTTCTTTATCCACATTAAACGCCCGTTCAATTAAGGCTTTTAATTCAGGGCGAGAGCCTTCCGACCTCACTTAAACATTCATCAATCAACACTTTTGCCGCTTGAATTCGCTCATCAAATTGCAGATGGTCGTTAATGGCACGTTGAATTTTGTATTTGCCGTCATAGCTAAATAACGTGATATTGCCTTTTTTGCCGCCGACTTTGGCTTGATATTTTTCCGCAGAGAGTTCAATAAATGCCTGAATATCATCAAAAACCCCGCCTTTAAATTCGCCAATGGCTTGACTGACTTTTTTGCCTTTTTCAATCCATTCCTGTACCAAGGCATCACGCTCTTTATCAATCTCTTTTACTAATTCATCCGGGGTTAAATTGCCCTTGGCATCACGCCAATAGGTTTTGCCCTCAATCACGACTTTTGCCATTTTTACACCTCTTCTTTACCTAATTTGATTACAATTAATCGTTTATTTGATTTCTCTCGCCACGCACCTTTTTGTGCGCTCATGCTTTGTATCGTTTTTGGGCATTTGCCCAGTTTTTTTGCTAATTCATCTGCCGTGCCGTCGCCCAAGTTCTCTTCCCCTCGATAGACGGCATAGATTTGACGACGTGCCATTGTTCCCCTCCTTATTGCAGATACTTACGCCAAATAACACGGATACCTTCCACGCTAAATTGCGCTTCTTGGTATCGCCCGTTATCCCGTCCAACGTGGTAAACATAGGCTTTTTGTTCGCGTTCAAGACGGTCGGTAATCGAATTCGTCATCACACGCACGGTGGGCTTAATCTTTTCAAAATGCACATTAATCACCGTCAACCCCATTTCATTTAAGCGTTTCACTGCTTTTTCCACTTGTTCAAGATAACGCAACATCAAATAGTTATTTTTATTAAGCGGTTTGGCTTGGTTTGTTTGTGTCATTGTTCTCTCCTATTACGATGTTTAATAATTACTCGGGCTAAACGGTAGGCATTTTTCCAACCCTGCTTAGTATTAAATTCCTGATAAAGATCAAAATCATCACGGGATACATTAAAAACGGATAAAACAAATCTGCCTAAATGCGACTTTCTGTCATCTTTATAGGATAAAAAGTCCTCACTATTGCCAATTAAAAATAAATCTCCTGTGCCATCAGTGGCACGCTCTGTCCAACGCTGAAATACCTCATTCATCTTTCACTCCTCACCCCATCAACACCTTGCTATATTCTTCAATCATCTCGTAAGTAATGTTGCATTCATTGATCTCTGCCAATCGCACCACACCTTTAATTAAGTTACTCAAGCGGCGTGCATTGCCTTTACTAAACCGAATAAAAGGAGCATTAAACTCATCTGTCCCTAAGGCTGTTTCGGTCAGTAACGCCAAATCTTTTTCCGGTAAAGCATTGCCTAAGTCTAATAGGCGGGTGACACGGCTATGTAACTGAGCCAGCTCGCCATTTTTACCGCTCAAATTCACCAACAAACGGGGCATACCGGCAAGCACCACGCCAATTTGGGTTTTATCCTGCAAACGGCGTACAAATTCTAACGAACGGGTAGAAAGCAATTCCGCCTCATCAATCACCAATAAACGCTCGGAACCCTCCAACTTTTCAATGATCTTTTCAAATACATCATGGTTTGAGCCTTGCACCGCCACGCCACAGCCTTCCGCAATTTTTCGCAACAACACTTTTGTGGTATAACTTGGATCGGTTTCAATCAACATGGCTGAAGCGTGGTTTTTGACATACTCTTTTAATAGCTGGGTTTTGCCTAAACCTGCTGCGCCGAAAATAACTGCCGTTTCGCCTTCCGTATGGGCATCCTCCATTGCTTCCATCCCTCTTCGTGCCAATAACGTCGGCACAAATTGGCGGTTATAACGGGCATTCAACACCTTTTTATCTTGACGTGATAAATATTCCGTCACCTTGTCATCAAGGCGTTGCACATCCCCTTGATACTGCTCATTCAAATAAAGGCTTACCGTCCCCACCGATACCGCCAATGCCTGTGCAATTTGTTTTTGGTTCATTTTGTTTGCCTTCATAAAGGCTTTTAATTCTTGGCTTTTCATTTTTTACTCCGCTATAATTTCCCAAATTTACTCAATCAAAGGAGAAACTTATGCCGCAAATTCAACTCGAAGAGTTACAGCAACAACTTTCTGTCCTTTCCGGTCGGCTTGCTGTACAACAGCTTTTAATTCGTTCGCTAGTTGTTCAACTTGCAGAGCAGGATCAACTTCATCTACCTCAATTTCAGGGCGATTCACATGCTCAGCTTGAGCAGTTTTTTCAAAAGATTGATGTGCCGGATTTTGTGAAGGCAGATATGAAGACCTATCTTGATTCATATCTTGAACCGCTGCTTGCGATGCTAAATTTGGGAAAATCCCACTAGGCTGTAAAATCCAAACAGGGAAACTGTTTACTTTCGACCAATCTCTTTGCTTAATTTGTTCTGCACGCGCTTTTTCTCTTAAAGCGCGTTCTTCAATTCCACGTCTTTGTGCTTCATTCATCTTGTTCTCCTTACTCATTCACTAACTTCTTTTCCGCTTCCCATATTTCCTTATCCACTTTGTTTAAGAAAATCGGCATAGGTTCTTCTTTTGGTTTGGCTTTAGTGCGTAGCAACTCAAAGCTCGGTTGATGTTCAATGGTGATAACAGGGTTTAATTCCGCCTCTGCCAGAGCGATTTTGTTTGCCGCCCGTTTTTTCATTCCCTCTGCACGTTGCTGTTGTTTTTGTTCAACAAACGGAATCGGGAACGCATTGCGTTTATGGGCTTCAAATTCTGCATTGCAGATAAAACCGCCTTCTTTCGTGCGTACTTGCACCCAATTAGGGTCGTGAATATCGACACAGACCATCACTTCCTGTCCTTGGTAATTCAACAAATCAAGATGGAAATATTTGTGCTTATTCCATTCAATTAAGCCTCGTTGTGTAGTACGGATAAAGGCTGGGCGTTGAATATCCCGTAGTTCGTTTTCACTTAAATAAATCATCAAATCAGGATTGCTGATCCGCTGATATTTTTCTGCCGGCGTACAGCCGATTTTGCGGTGAATATGTTCGTGGTTGTACCAATGGATCACTTCGGTTATCACTGCTTTTAGCTCTTCCCAAGTGGGTAATTCCCGTCGGGCTTTTTGCTGTTTCGCTGTAAGCTGTTTACCTTTCCCGTTGCTATACGCCAGTTGGCGGGCAAGCATTTTGCGGGTCGCTTCAGGATCGGCATTTTTGCCATAGTAGGTTTCAAATTGCTCTGCAATGCGTAATCCCACGGTTTTATTAAGTCTTTCGATAATGCCTCGTCCCTGTGGATTGCCGGCAATCCCCGTGGCGTGATGAATCGAAAAGCGAGGCAAAATCCCCGTGATTTCAGCATCTAATAACTTATTCTTTTCCCCACCACCGTTATCAGAGTAATAAATGGCGGGTACACCGTGCGTTTGAATGCCGTGTCGTAAGGCATCAAGGACGGCAAAACCATTTTCCGCTAAGGCAAGCGACCAACCGACTATCTTGCGACTCGCCCCATCCACAATCATGGTAAGCTCCGGTGTAAACGGTCTGCCATGTATCGGATGTGCCACTTTCATTTTCAGGCTATGCCCATCACCAATCCAAATGTCATTGGCAGCAAAAGGTGACCAATCACGCTCAACATAAGGTAATAACTGCTTATATTTCGAGCCACTTAAACGTCCTTTTTGTAAAATATGTTTAGGTAATTTGCTCAATGCGTGCCGCACTTGGTCTAAACTGGGTAGGGCATCCAACATATCGGGCTGATCGTGATAGCGTTCTTGCCAATCCGCACAAAAATAACGGTAGCTTTCAGCTACACTTAAAGCGTTTTTCTGCCGAAAAATCCCCAAAAACCAAGATAAATACCACACATCTTCCGCCTTTTTCGCCATCCGCTTCATTGGTGCAAGGGCTTTCAAACGGGCTTCCGGTGTGTCTGCTTTCTCATAATCTAATACCCACTGATTTAGAGTGCGGTCGGAAAGCGTACGATTTTTCCCTTTCTTGTTGTTGGCAAGCTCCACTAACTTCATCAAATCTGCGGAAACCTCACCGTGCTTGATTTGTTCACATAAAAAGTTCACCGCTTTATAACGAGGCTGTGCCTGCTCAAGCTCTAACACCTTCACCACTAATGCCATCCTTGCGTCTGCCGACTCCCGTTGTTTTTCCGTTAGGTTTTTTAATTCCACCTGACGGAGAGTGGCAGGGAGGGACTTGGCTTTTACAGCAGAAATCGCAAATTTAGTGCGGATTTCATCTTGTAAATGTTGTGGTAAAGAACAAAGTGCATATTCAACCCCGCCACCTTTGCCAACGCGTTTACGGCATTCCCAGTTTTCGCGCTTGGCTTTTTCTCTTATGCGCCGGTCACTTGTCGGAAATCTAGATAAGTTGAATTCAGATAGTTCTTGAGCACTATAAAATTCTTTTAATTCCAACATAGTACACTCCTAAATTTGAGCGAATTGTTGTCTTAGCTGTAAGACTTTTTCTGCACGAACAATCTTTTTATGCTGACTTTTTGCGTAATATGGAAAAACGTGATCTAGGGGTTGATCTATAGCAATGGATATGGCTTTAGCTATTCTTTGGCTGTTTTTTCCTTGTTTGATCACATTAGAAACAGCTTGATTGGAAACACCTAGTGATTCTGCGATCATGGCTACATTTAAATTTCTGTTTTTTAAAGCTTGATAAATATCATTTGGAGTCATAAAATCACCTATTACAACTAACTACTTCAACTAGTTAGCACAACTAATTAACTTAATGGCTTTATTTTATGCCAAATAATTTTGGCATGTCAAATATATTTTGCATTTTATAGAGATTTTTTTATGGATTTAATGATTACTCGTGAAGATATGGGCATTCGTCTAGTAGAAGAAAGAACAAGACTAGGGTACTCACAAGCTAACTTTGCTCATCAAACAGATGTTAGTCGTGAAACATTGAGATTGAATGAAATAGGCAAAAGTGGGATATCTGCTGAATTTTTAGGGCGTGCAGCGCAATTAGGTGTTGATGTTCAGTATGTCATTACAGGTATTCGTTCAACAAATAATGTTGATTATGTAGAGCAAAAAACAAACTCTACAACAAACGATTCCTCTGTGATAGGGGATAATAATACTGTTCTTTATGGGAATGGGACTATTAACAATATTAAAACAGAAAAATTAGTCACAAAAACCAAAGCAACTGTAGAGCCAGATAAAACTCATATTAATGAGAAAATGGCAAGAAAATTGCATGATCTTGTTGATCAGGTTGTTACTCTAGAACAGCAGGTCAAGCAAAAACCTAAAAGTTATCAAGCGGTATGGAGTGGGTTAAATCGTCATTGCGGAGTCACAGCATATAGACTTATTCCGTTAGAATTATATGACAAAGCTGAATTATATCTTCGAAAATGGATTGGAAGGCTCAACTCATCAAAATCAGCACCTAAAAAGATCGGGAATCAATGGCGTAAGACAAAATATAGTTTTATCCATACAAACGTCAAACAAATGGGCATTGAGCCATTATTGCGCAAACACCTTGAAGATAAATATGCAGTTGGAAGTCTAACTGAATTAAGTGATGATCAGCTGGTTAAGGTGTATAATTTTATATCAGGTAAAAAGCGAACGTTGATGAAATAA